TCTGACCTTGCTAAGCAACTAGAGCAACTTGACCCAAAGGCAGTAGGACTTCTTACTGCAGATATTACTGGGGACCCAGACCCACAAGTGCAGAAGTTCCTTGGAAACCCAGGTACAAAATTGCCTGGAAATACCGTTCTTAACGGACAGTCTTTAACTCCACAGCAATACGAAACAAACCTTCAAATTAACCGTGTGTGGAATGCTTACCGAACAGACAAGCAAACTCTTCTTGATGAACTTCGTAAAGCCACAAATAATCCCAAGGCCCGTGTCGCTGATTATCCACAGGTTAAAGCAGCATGGGATGCGCGTTTAGCCCAGTTATCTAAGTATAGCCCACAATGGTGGGATGAGTACCAGAAGTCAGCCAATGGCGATAACTCATATACCATGGCAAAAGGCTTGCAAGATATTCTAAACAATAAAAAGTTTATAGATAAAAATGGTTCTAATGATTTTTGGCAACAGGCTAAAACATTTATTAATTACCGCAATAAGGTAGTTGATGCACTTAATAGCCCACAAGTTAAGGCCGCCAAGGCAACAACTGCATTAAAACAAGCATGGATTTCTTACCTACAAAACGACACTTCTGGATTGTGGAACCCACAATTGCAGGAAATTATTGATAGGTATTTTGTAAATGACAGCCTGAAAGGAACAATGTAATGGCAGACCAAGCAGGCGGAATTCCATCATTTAATATAGACTTATCTAATATTCAAACTAAGCCAACTGCTGCTAAGTCATATGCTTATATTGATGGAAAGAAAGTTCTTGCAACTCAAGCCAATCAAATGTGGCTTAACCTTACCGCTGATGAACAGGCTCAAGTAAGAGACTTTGCTGTTTCTCGTGGGATGCGCCCGTCACAGGCAAAGACTGCATGGGGACAATTAGTTGCAGCCTCTGCTCAGGCATATTCTGCTGGTCAACTTAAGACTCCTTGGCAGGTCCTTCAGGACCAACAGGGTAGCAAGCCTACAACCTATACGACTACAACCAAAGAAGCGTATACCCCAGAGGCTCAAACTGCAGCAATTAATAATACATACGTAAAATTAGTTGGCCGCCTTGCAACTCAAGATGAAATCAATTCAATTATTACGGCTGCCAACAAGCAACCTGGTAGCACAAACCAAACAACATATGGACCTGGTGGAGCGACAACAGTAGCAAGCCCAGACTTGACTCCAGAGCAGATTGCTTCTCAGCAATTACTTACATCTTCACAGTACCAACCAGAACGCCAGCGTGAGCAAAATCTTAACTTTGCTACATGGCTAGATACCGCCATGCGTGGTGGACAGCAAACGACAGCGGGGTTGACAAATGGCTAGTTATTCATCGGATAATCCAGTAGTAACTCCATCTACGCCACTATCTGGTACTGGTGCATCAGCAAGCACAGTAGCCGCTGCAGGCGGCGACCCAATGCTTGTCTCTATAACAGAGGCAATGATTAAGGCATACCCAGAATTAGCAGGAGTTCGGGATTTATACCTCAAGGGTGACTTTGCTGGAGCAACAAATCTTCTTTATACAACAAAAGTATTTACCGATTTAGGTCCTGCTAGGTTTTCAGTAGCACAACAGAAACTTACCCAGCGTGGTGTTTACGATAATACTATCGCAGAGCAATGGCTTCCAGAACTTCGCAAGGAAGCAATTAGTGCTGGCTTACAAATAAGCGATGCCAGCCTTACAGCAATTGCTCAAAAGGCCTACGAATTAGGATTAACACCTACATCACCTGGAACCACGGAACTTTTCCGTGGCACTGATTCAACTGGCAAGCCATATGTAGAAACCATTAAGGGTGGAATTGCCTCAACGGCAAAGTCAAACCTTGCTCAAGCAAATGCAGATTATGGTACTGGATATAATCAAGACTGGATTAATCAGGCTGCCCAATCAGTTGCCCTTGGTACAACTACTGAGCAGTACTGGACAGACCAAGTTAAATCACTTGCCAAGAGCAAGTATTCAGCATGGGGTAGTCAGATTGATGCTGGCCTAACCATGAAGCAGATTGCTTCTCCATATATCCAAGCCTACTCAAACATTCTTGGCGTGGACCCAGCAACAATTACACTTGATGACAAACTTCTCAATCAGGCTTTGCAGGGCAATGACCCAACCAAACCAGCGGCAATGCCGCTTTGGGATTTTGAAAAGGCTGTACGCCAGGACCCACGTTGGGCAACAAGTAAGGATGCAATGGATAGCCTCAGCAATGTAGGTTTAACGATTGCTAGACAATGGGGGTTGATGTCCTAATGGCAAGCAACGTATCACCAGATAATCCATTGGGATTAGAAGCAAGCGAATTAGCAGCATCAAAGCGTGCTAAGGCAGCGGCGGCTGCAAGAGCAGCAGCGCAGCCTCAAACTTTTCAACAGGGTTTAGATAACCTTAATCAACTTGCGCAAGAACTTGCTCAATACTCAACGGTACAAAGAAAATTTGTAGCAGATACGGCTGCTCAAAATGCAGCAGACGTTAAGGGTGCAGCGGAAAATGCTGCAGCAACGGCTGCATTAACTGGCGCTGTTGTTAACCCACTTACTGGCATGCTTGAGATGCCAACAACTACAGTAAAACCAGCGACTGTAGTAAAGCCAGTTACCCCAGTAACTCCAGTCACTCCAGTTGTGGATGCTGGAACGGCTGCTGCCACAGCAGCGGCAAAAGCAGCAACTGATGCAGCCAACGCCTTAGCGGCTCAGATTGCAGCGCAAGCAGCACAGCAACAGGCTGCAGTACAGGCTCAACAGCAAAACGCAATTGCTTTCCTGACTTCAACATATCGGGACCTCGGCCTTGGCGATGATATTGCCGCAGCAGTAACTCGTCTTGTTCAGCAAGGTTATACCGCTGACACCATTCAATTAATTGCTCAGGACCCAAAAAGCACAGACCCACTTGCTGTTGCATTCAAGGCACGCTTCCCAGCAAATGCTGCTCGTTTAGATGCTGGACTTCCAGTCCTTAGCCCAGCAGAATACCTTGCTACTGAGCGCTCATATGCGCAGGTTCTTGGTTCATACGGTTTGAACAATAACTTTGCAACCAACAAAGATGTCTTCACCAAGTTGCTTACAAACGATATTAGCCCTACTGAACTAAACAGCCGTGTTAATACAGCCAAGCAGGTTATCGAAAATACTGACCCTGCCGTCACTCAGCAACTTCAGGCTTTCTATGGCTTGACCCAAGGTGACATGATTGCTCATGTGCTTGACCCTGCAATTGCTACACCAATCATTGAGAAGCAGATTTCAACTGCACAGATTGGTGCTGAAGCATCACGCTATGGCGCAAACATTAACCAGTCTTATGGTGAGCAGTTGACTGCGCTTGGTATTACACAGGCTCAGGCAGCACAAGGCTTCCAGAGCATTGCATCCCAGCAGGCTGCGTTGCAGTCTGTAGCGGCAACTAACCCAGCGTATCTCACACCTGGTTCAGTTGGCAGTGCCCTTCAGGCAGCAACCTTTGGAACCACTGGCGCAATTCAGTCTCAACAGGAACTTGAGCGTCTCAAGGCTGCAGCAGCAAATCCATTTGGTGGCTCCTCTGGCGTAAGCAAGGGAAGCCTCATGGGTGCTGAAGAGGGCCTTTCCTAATAACTAAATTCCACACGGACTGACCAGCATCCGTTGTGCGTACCACTGACTGGTAGTAGGAGCCAATCCTCTTTCCCCTGAGAGACATTGCGGCCTGCGTCACAACTAACGAAAAGGGAGTGCCACATGGCAAACCAATATGAAGATGACGACTTCGATGATATCGAAGAGACTCAAGATGCAAATGGTCCTGCGAATCTTCGCAAGGCATTGAAGCGAGCAGAGAAAGAAAAGAAAGACTTAGCGGAACAATTGGCCGCTATCCAGTCTGACTTGCGCTCACGCTCAGTCAAGGAAGTATTGGCACAGAAAGGCGTACCAGATAAGGTCGCCAAATTTGTACCAGGCGACGTATCAACGCCAGAGCAGATTGATGCTTGGCTTTCTGAGAATGCTGACATTTTCGGAATTAAGCCAGCAGAAGAAACTGCCCAAGCCTCACAAGAACAGCAAGCAAACGTAGCATCGTACCAGCGTATTAACGCTGCGACACAGAATGCAGCAACCCCAACCCGTGACCAGGACTTGGCCGCGAAGATTGCTGGGGCTAAAAACATTGATGAACTCAATGCATTAACAGGTCTACCAAGCCAGCGTTTTAGAGGCTAACTAAAACAATCCATCCGCACAAACCTTATAGAAAGAAGGTGACACAGTGAGCAACGCATATACAGACATTACCTCTGGTTCGTCGCTAGGTAACTACCTAGTACAAACCGCGTATGACCGTTATGTAGAATTCGCTCTCCGTGCTGTGCCTCTTATCCGCGATGTCGCAGACAAGAAGCCAGTACAGCAGGCAATGCCAGGTTCTTCAGTAGTCTTCCAGATTTACACAGACCTCGCAGCGGCTACAACCGCACTCTCAGAAACAACTGACCCAGATGCAGTAGCACTTGGTAACACAACTCAGGTTTCTGTAACACTTAATGAATATGGTAACGCTTCTCTTGCTACACGTAAGTTGGAGTTGTTCTCACTTTCAGATGTTGACCCAGCAATTGCTGACATCATCGCGTTCAACATGGCTGACTCTCTTGACACAGTTGCACTCCAGACCCTCACAGGCGGAACAAACGCAATTGCAGAAGTCAACGGTTCTGCAGTATCTACCTTCGCAGGTACATACACAAACGGCACAACCAACAAGTCAATCCTCTCAACAGACGTTATCAAGTCACGTGACATCCGTTTGGCTGTCGCTAAACTCCGTGCTAACAAGGCTGTCCCACGTCAGGGCGAGTACTACTGGGTTGGTATCCACCCAGAAGTTTCACATGACCTCCGTGCTGAGACAGGTTCTGGCGGATGGCGTGATGACCACAAGTACTCAGAGACAGGTGCTGCTGAGTTCTGGCCAGGAACAATCGGAACATACGAAGGTGCTATGTTCGTCGAGACTCCACGTATGGCTAACTTCGCTGACGGTACAGGTGCAGGTTCTGCATCAGGTACTTTCGGTACTTCTTCATATGTTAACGCTACAGGTGGCGTACGTGTATTCCGTACACTCGTTGCTGGTAAGCAGGCACTTGCAGAAGCAGTTGCTGAAGAACCACATGTTATCTTCGGACCAGTCGTTGATAAGTTGATGCGTTTCCGTCCAATCGGATGGTACGGCGTACTTGGATGGGCACGTTACCGTGAGCCATCACTCGTTCGTATCGAGTCAACTTCTTCAATCCACACTGCGTAATTGAAGTA